TTGACTCCATAAACCAGTTTGAATAATAATAGGACGAGAAAGAAAATCTTTGATCGTGTGAATACGTTCTTCACGTGTTGTCATTGACAAATAATCAGTTGAAAGGTTAACGATATCAGGCACTGCAGTAGTCGAAGGGGTAACTCCTTCACTAGTGAAGTGCACAATTTCGCGCTGTTCAGACGTAATTTGACGATCTTCATTTTCAATATTTGAATTATTTTGAAATGTAGCAGGTAAATATCTTAGACCTAAAGACTACCTAATCCATAAAGTCGCATAGAGGGTATCCTGGATATTGTGGGGCTGCCACTAGGCATCCTGGATTGTAAAGTTAAATAACTAACCTAGTAATCAAAATAGCACTACTTTCCTTTTAATTAACCTCTAAAATTTGTATAGAAAAGCAAGATCACATTTTGACCTTAAAACTCATAAACTTCATCTGCAAGATAAGTAAGATCATGCAAATATTGTTCATAAGTAGAAATTTGTGGAATAGAAGGAAGTTTAACAGCAATTCGCATAATTCCACGATATAGTTCATCATAAGCATCTCTGCCATGATTGACCACTTCACGAAAAGCTGTATTAATGTTAGACATAAGGATAACATTAGGATCAATTGTATTGCGCGTCCAATTCAACATCTCATAGATCACTTCAATTTTGAGAGGAGCAACTGTACGCTGCAACTCAGGACAAAATCTAAAGCCACGCTTCAAGAAGAAGATATCTTCCAATTGACGCGACTTTATGATTGTACCTGACTTGCCTTCATCAGTATACTCATGTTTCATCTCCGCCATAATAGCACTGATAGTTTCTTGATTATACAAATGGATGACTTTATCTGCAATATTAGCAGCATTATCATCACCATAAGTAATCAGCGCAACAAACAAACGGAAAAACTTCATGGACATGTAACTAGGGCAATCCCGACGCATAATACGAATCCAAGAAATGCGCATAATAATCGAATTGTACAAACAATTAATAATGACAGTAAAAGGATTTCCAGAGGGTTGAGAATGAGTCCACATATAAACATTGTCACCAAAAATGTGAACAGAATGCACAAGATGAGCCCAAAGACCGAGACAAATTTTAAGAATATCTCGTCCTTCCTTACTATTAAGGTCATTGAAAATTTCCAACCAAGGAACAAATATTTCCCAAAATATCGCCCACAATATTTGAGCAACAAGCGAGCCATCAAAATTACCAAAATCACCAGCAATAACATGTTTACCTTTTGATTTCAAACGTTTCGCAATACGTTCCCAATCCAAAGAATAAGGGTTAGAACCAACAGCAACTTCATTATCAATACGATTATGCATCAACCAAGCAGCAAACGGAAGAAAGTATTTGCGAAACGCCACAACAAAATGTTGAGGACCAGCAGAAAAGACACGAGTTTTACCAACATCCACTTTTGCTTTTTCACGTCGCTCATCTTTCAAAGTATCAACGAAAAAGACATTTGAAATTTTACCAATACGACAATCTTCAATCAACTCATCTACGTCTGCACGCAATTGCTGCGCTTCCATACTTTCAAAGTCAAATTTTTCGTCCTTTCCCATCCATCGTGTTTTACCAGGTTTGCCCTTATTCTGTAAAGAATATGGGTAACCAGGAGATGTAGTACGATTAACAGCCTTCATAAAATCATCATCCATTGTACCTCTAACGGCTTCTTCATAAGTAAGAATCCGTTGGTACTTTGCACGATCAATCATGCTGTTTGTTTGGGTTAAAACCAATTGAGCAACATCCATAGCTGCTGATTTAACTTCTTCATCTGACAAAACTGCTGTATCAACACCACATTTCTTCAAACCTTTCAACAATGGATCATGCAACACACCATCAATCATGGTGGGTTTCAACAGAGCTGGTTTCATAAAAGGTTCAGACAACTCACCTTGAATGCAAGACGGAATTATCGCAGTTTTAGTAGCTTGACCAACTTTCTTATCCGCTTTGCCGAGAGGGCAAAACAAACCATCAGGTAAAATTGGTTCAACGGTCGGATCAACATTTTTGGGCATCTCATAATAGAATTGCGCGCTAATATTTCGGAAATCTTTTCCAATCAATTTCTCACATGCATCATCTATCAATTCTTGAGTCAAAGGACAAGCATAACCATATTCCTGATTAGTTCCAGCAATATGCATACCAATAAGTTTACGTTCCATACGATTGTTATACAGTCCGATTATCGAACCACAATCACCAACCTGCGTTGGTGCATTATATTCATAACAATCTCGCTGTGTGTAACTCTCAGAACCATAATCAAAACCATCCTCTGGATAATAAATGGTTATTTGTTTATCCAAGGGTCGAATCTTCTGTAACCATTGATATGTACGATGCAGATCTTTACCATTTTCGTGGAACGTTGCAAGAGTACCATTAAAATTACCTTGCAAACTGCCTTGATCGCTCGTCTTGACAAAATGTTTAACCAAATCACGATGAGGGTGACACATTCGACGGTGCAAATTCACTACCACACAATCACGATAAGTGCCATCCTTAAACG